CTTCGCGCAAGATAAAGCCCAACACCAAGTGTTTGGACTGCCTTCTTCAAAGCGTCGGAAACTGCACCTTTAACTTCATCGCCAATGTCGACTGGTTCGCCCTGTTTGTTCAGTTTGATTTTCTGTCCACCAACACCGTCGCGGTGAACAGTTTCTCCATTGATTTTTGCCTGAAGCTGAATGTGCGCAACAATCGATGTTCCAAGTTGTTGCCAGCTATGAACAGTGAATGACCAGTTCTCAACTCCAAGAACCTTGTTCATTCGGTTGATTACTTCGCTTACAGGAATGTAGATGAGGTTCGCCCCACCCTTATTGAGTCTCTTCTCCATCTCCGCTGGAAATGGTTCGGACAAAGTTTGGTAGATGTTATTGCTTGTCATTTGCGTCGCCCTTTCTGACGATAATGCTTGTTTTTAGTACACCTGTTTCACAGTAGTTATCCACGTTAATTCCGAGGCTGGAAAGTTCTTTTACTCTCCAGTATGAAGGTTGAACGTAGTCAAGAACCTGCATTGCAATCTCTTCAGGGGATTTGATTATTTCCCCAGTATCAATGTCGACAGACATTCTTACAAGTTTCTGAGCAACAACGCTTGCAAGGTCTTTGTGTTGCCATGCACGGCGCTCGTAAGAGCTTTTCTTTTCAATAACACCGCCGTTGCCTAATTGGATGTTCTTTCCATCAGCAATTAGTTGCCCCACGGATACTGAGAAAGAATCGTAAACGGTTGAAATATCCCGTTTAACCATGTTCATTTCGTACAGAATGTCGCAGGCGTCTTGCGTCTCCGGGTTTGAGTTGATGTATTCGTCAAGCTCTTCGCCAAGGGCGAGGAGGTATCGACGAACTTCGAGTATTCTTTCTGGTGTCATGTTAGTAGTTTCCTTATTGGGTTTGGATAGTTAACTCACACGACTATAGCGATTCTTCCTCGCTGTGGCAACCCGAGTCCTGTTAAATGCGTAAATGCTCCAACCGCAGAGTCGACTTGGTCGTCGTGGTCGCAGGCCTCTGGAAATGACGAAAATTCGTCTAGCCAGTCAGATAGCCATGTTCCGCGGACTACCCGAACGTTCCCGTTGGCGGACGCTGCAGCAAAAGGTCTAGCCCTTGTGACCTTGTCACCAGTTGAGCGGATTGCGGCAAAATCATACCCAGGAACGACATATCTGGCGTACTGGTCCATAAGGGCCTTGCCAGACGAACCTGGCTCTTGTTCCATCCGAATTGGGACAGCCTTTCCGTCCTCGTAGGCCGTTCTGGCTATTAGCTCTTCAACCTTTTCCCCTCTTACCCGAGCCTTTTTCACATCCAAAACATAGGCAATTCCTTGGTCGAAAAGCATGAGCGTTCCTACCGTCCAGTCTGGGTTGGGGTTGGAGTGGTTTGGCTCGGTGGCCGCAAGGTCCCAAAATCTGACCACTCTGGCCGATGAGGTTATTTGAGGGATTTCGCTATCGTCAATAATGACTATTGAGGTCCTGTCAAATAGGGTGCCCAGAGTCGTGCTCCACCAGTCTCCTTCTTCCAGTCTGCGTCTTTCAATTGGGTCAAGAGCCTGAAGGGCTTGGCGGTATGAAACAGCGTCAATTCCTGGGTTATCCGTTAGTTTTGACGGGACGAAGATTCTGCCCTCGCTTTTACCTTCAACGATAAAACGCTGTGTAACCCAGTTGGGTGCAGGGTTTGAGGCTGAACGCATCCGAAGTGGGACCGAAGAAAGTGGCCCAGATGCTGGTCGGCGCAAACGGGAGAACATATATCTGTAGTCACTTTCACGGATTTCTGTTACTTCGTCCATGCCGATAAATTGGAATTCCGAACCTTTATAGCGAAGGTAGTCGCCGGTGTTATTCAGATAACCGAATGAGACTCTCGCCCCAGACGGGAATGTCGCTTGAAAACTGTTGTTGTTCCAGTGGATGTCATCGTAAAGAGCAACCCACGACTTAAAGCGGTCCATCAACGCTCCAGGAAGTGACAAGTCGGCAAAAGTTCGACGAAAGAGAATTGCGGAATAGTTGGGAACATCCACGTACTGCAAGGCAGACATGAGTAGAGCAGAAGACTTTCCACCGCCTGCCGCTCCCCCAAACAATGCCTCAATAGAGTTTGTTCGCAAAAAAACTTTCTGATTTATTGACGGCTCTTCAGGGCAGAAGGGTGGCATCTTTGGTTGAAGATACTCCAGAACCTGATTCCAATTTGTTGTCATATTTAATTTGCCTCTTGATACAGTTAAGCACGGAATGCGCTACTGTAGGTGATATGTCAAAATTACTGCTCAGGATTAAATCCTTGCCATCGCGCGTCAAATCTTTATTTAAACGGGCTACCTTCGCCAACTTGCTCATGATTTCATTTATACTGTTTACCAGTATTGGTGCGGCAATGATTTTTCTACCTGCCGGGCTGATAGTGGCAGGCATAACGTGTGGTTTTTTCGGCTTCCTATTAGGTCTTGAGTAAATATGGCATGGAATCAATCGAGCAATAAATCGCTCGCAAACGCACAATCCAAGGAGCTTGGACCTGGTGCGCCCATAGCGCAGAACCCAAGTTATGCAGGACGACCTTATAGAGACTCATGGGATGTTGAGCGCGCATACCGCGAAGGCATGCAGAAGGTTACCTGGGTTGCAAGATGCATCGATGCAATCGCTGGGAACCAAGCACGACTCCCAATCATTCTTCGCAAAGACAATTCTCCAGACGGAGAGGTGCTTATTGGAAACAGAGCAAAAAACAACTCTTTGCTTGAAGTCCTAAACACTAAATCAAACGTTGGTGAAAACTCATTTATTTTCCGATACAGAATGTCCGCTCAACTCTTGCTGGGTACACGCGGTGTTTTCATTGAAAAAGTTCGTGGTAGAGACGGAAGAATAATTGGTCTTAACCTTTTGCCCCCTCAATCAACAGCGCCAATTCCAGATGCAAAGAAGTTTGTTTCTGGGTACGAAGTACAAATGCCTTACGGTCAAAAAATCATAATGAAACCAGAGGATGTTTGCTGGATTAGAAGACCTCACCCTCTTGACCCATATTTGTCACTTACGCCTCTTGAGTCGGCTGGTGTTGCAATTGAAATTGAAAATCTTGCAAAGCTGTACAACAGAAACTATCTACTCAACGACGGTAGACCTGGTGGTCTGCTCGTTTTGCGTGGAGAAATCGAAGACGATGACAAGGAAGAATTAAAGAGCAGATTCCGTGGGAACATCGGAAGAGCGGGTCATACGACGGTTATCTCTGCTGACGATGGCGTTGACTATGTGGACACTTCTGCGTCGCCAAGAGACGTTGCGTACGCTCAGATGCGACAGATTACAAAGGAAGAAATCCTTGCATCATTTGGTGTTCCAGAGTCAGTAATTGGAAACGCTGCGGGAAGAACCTTCAGCAATGCAAGCGAAGAAATTCGTGTGTTCTGGATGGAAACAATGCTTCCGCACCTTGAGCCACTTGCTCGCTCATTGGATGAACTCGATGATGAGTACTACGTTGACTTCGATACAAGTGAAGTTCCAATCCTTCAGCTCTACAAGCAAGAGCGTGAAAGATACCTGATGCAGGAGTTCCAGACTGGCCTTATCAGCAACAACGAGTACAGAGCAGGCTCCGGAAGAAAAGAAGTTGAAGCCGACCTAGCCGATTCGTTGTTGATGAATCCAAACTTGATTCCAATCGCAAACACAAAAAAGAAGATGGAAACAGCTCCGTCAGCAGAGATGGGTGGCGCACCTGGCGTCCCTGGCGCGCCAGTCCCTGGAGCACCAATGCCAGAAGCTCCAATCCCTGGCGCAGAAGGACAGCCACCACTTGACCCAAATACAATGCAAGGTGCACTAGCGCAAGTTGAATCACCAGTCGCTCCGGCTCCAGACCAGCTAGCCCAAAGCACGATTCCACCAGAGGCACTTGCTGCTGTTGCAACAACCGCAGAGCCAGTTCCAGGCGGAGCCGCATCTGTTCCAACAGGCGGAATGATGTACAAGTCAATCGAGAGCGAGTTGCAGGCAAAAAGCGCAGAATCGCTAACGAGATGGAACGAGATTCTCAACAGAAGCATTGAGCGAGTTATCGAGAGACAGCAAAGAGTTGTGCTTGAGAAGGCAAGCGGTTCGAAGGCAAAGAAGTCGCTGTTTGCTGGAACTCTAGAAATTGACTCAATACTCTCCCCCGAGGTTTGGGACAAGCAAATGGACGAGGACATAAGGCCTGTTATATCGGCAATCATTCAGGATGCGTTTAATACGTACAATGATGGATACGGTCAGAAGTCTGAAAAGAGCATAAATCAGTCGGACCTCAATGCCCAGATTGATTCACAGATGTCACGCATCAAGAGCATGAATCTTGACAACTTCAATCAAATATCTTCGATGATGTTCAACTCGCTATCCGTGATGGGCGAGGAAGAAAGGGCTGCCTCCTTCCGTGGTGCTGTTGTAAGCATGTACGCAAATCTCATGGCTAAGCAAAGATTTGAAATTGCCGAGGACGAATCGCGAAGAGCATGGAAGTTCGGGCAGTTCATTTAGGGACTTTCAGTAAAACAACAGATTTACAATTCATTTACTGAAACTATTTGATTTTGTATCAATACTTGCTGTGAGCGCGCTCATTGTTCCTCTAATATCGTTTAGAACCAAGGAGCGCTATGCCAAACTCTAACTTCGGAAATATTCAATACAAGGCCTCCAATGGTCTCATCAAGCTCGATGAACTAGAGGGCATTGTTGAATGTTTCGTTTCGGGGATTGGAAACAAGGACTCTGTAGGAGATATCTGCGCTACTGGTGCATTTGCTAAGAGCCTTCAGCGTCGCAAGCCGCGTGTTGTATGGGGCCACAACTGGAATGACCCAATTGGTAAAGTTCTGGAAATTTACGAAGTTCCAGCATCAGACCCAAGACTTCCGATGAAGATGAAAATGGCTGGAATCGGCGGTCTTTACGCGAAGGTTCAATTCAATCTTCAGTCAGAAAAAGGCAGAGAAGCATTCGCAAACGTCGCCTTCTTTGGTGAAGAACAAGAGTGGTCAATCGGCTACAAAACTCTCAGAGCTCAATACGATGAAAACCTTCAGGCAAACGTTCTTTACGAAGTTGAACTCTACGAAGTTTCACCCGTTCTCCATGGGGCCAATCAGCTAACCGGAACAATTTCGGTTAAGAGCGATGAAGAGAAGATGCATGGGATGATGCCTATGTCAATAAGCGCTCCATCATCAGAGCCACGACGAGACGGACTGTTTGACGAAGGTGTTTCACAAAGAATAAGTGGACCACAGCTTGCAGGAGTGGTTGCCGAACTTTCACGCCGCGCCGCAGGACCAGTCATGGTTGTTGAAGCGACTGAGAACTCTGTGGTTTTTGTGAAGCCAGGAAAAGGAAAATTCAGAATTGGTTACCACTTCACTGGAAGCGAGTACATGTTTGGCAAGCCAGAATTAATTCACGCAGAACAGGCAAAACCGCCAGTCCAGTCTGGCCCTTCGCCAATGCCTGGGATTATGGGCAAACCGAATAAGCCGTCGACAAATAACCCTGCAATGGCAATGCCTGTAGCAATGAAGCCAGTTAATGGCGGAATGGTCATGGTTCCATTGGCGCCTGTTGAGTACGAAGGTTCTGACAAGAACAAAAAGCCAGAGCTTGGTGCAGAAGAGAGCGAGCTTGCCGAATCGCTTGTTCGTATCGCTCGCAAGTACGGAAAGTTTGACGAAGACGGCGACGGAATTTGGGCTGGATACTATCCTCCGGCAGAAAACAAAGTAAAAGACATTGGCGTTAAGTGCTCAAACTGCGTTCTTTACCAAGGTGAAGGCAAGTGCAAGATTCTTGACTTCAAGGTCGAAGATGAAGCCAAGTGCAGATTCGCAATCATCCCAGATGGTGTTGTAGTCGGCTACGGCAAAAAGCAATACAGCGACATTCTTGATGACGAAGAAATCAAGATGATTGAAGACATCGAGGCTAAGTATCCTGGCGAATTCATCCTTGGAACTTTTAGAAACCTTGTGAAGAAGCGCAGAAAGAAGCGCAAGTCATACAAGACTCTTGAAGAATGGGGCGTAGAGGAAAGCGAGCTGGAAGAGAAGGGTCTTGACCCATTCTTGGCTAATGAATATTCATATGTCATCCCAGTAAATCTTGAAGACGCATTTGAGTTCAAGTCTGTAATTGACCCAGTTCTTGATTACCACAGAATTGACACAACCGTCAACGAGTACGGAATCGTGATTAACTCACCGCTCAGCGAAGAGTCGAAGGACGCTATAACTAGAGCTGCATCTTCCGCTTATGAATTTCTAAAAAAAAAAATAACTTCTGAGCAAATAGAAGAAAAAGCTCTCGGCCGCAGAATTGCTGGCCGCGCAATTGACAGACCAAATATTGGCGGTAAGAAGCGCCGTGGTGGACGCGGAATGGGAATCCCATCAGGAGACCTTGACCCTCGCACTCGACGCGACAGCAACCTAAACGGAGATTTATTCGACGGCGTTCCTGGCTGGGAGCAACCAGACCCAACGCCAAATGGTCCTGGCTCAATTAACAATCCAAAACCTTCTAAGCGTCAGCTTGCTGATGCCAAGAAGCCAAGCGGGGGAGAAAAGCTCTCTAGTGGAACAAGGAACATGCGTAGACACGCTGACCGTTCTGCTGACATGGAGAAACAATTCCCAAATGCTGAAGAGAACCAGAAGCGGATGGACCATGAAGCGATTGCTAAAGCATGGGAAGACCAGGGTCTTGGTTGGGAAGAAGTTCCGCGTTACAACGCAGATAACAATTTAAGTTCCGACTTTCTCCGTGGACGTGAAATTGGCGTTAACCAAGCACGTGTTATGTGGAGTGGTGACTCTGTAAGAAAGCGTCCTGAAAAATTCAACGAGAAGCAAAGAGCTTCCAATGAATACAGCAACTGGTATTCAAGCTACGCAAAATCAGTCAGCGCCTATCTTGATGCACACAGCAGAGATGACTCAGATAACTGGGACGGAATTGAATCAGCCCTGAGAGCAGATGTTAAGTCCAAGTACCCAGACACGCAGGACTGGGCAAAAGAAGACATCGCCACCCTCAACGAGTACCTAAATGACATTGGTCTTTTGGATGTTGACAAGCTGAAGAAGAAAAAGAAGAAGGGTGGTTCCGAGACAGAAAAAGGACCAGACCTTCAGGAACTTCGCAAACTCAATTCAGAAGGCAAGCTTTCTTCTGGTGACAAAAAGAAGCCGTCCCCATGGGATAAGAAGAGACCAGAGAAGCCACTCTCTCCTCGTCTTCAGAAACTGCAAGACGAAATGGGCGCCGACAAAGATAAGCCACGTCGTCGTGAAGAGCCAAAAGCCACAAGACCAGCCCCACCACCAATCCCTCGTTCAGCAACAGAAAAACCAAGCCGTCCTTCTGGTCCACCACCAATTCCTGGCGCAAAGAATCCGCGTCTTTCTTCAGGGGAAAAACTAACTAACAGAGAGATTGAAAAACAGGAAATGGATGCTGCAGACAATAGCCTGCGGAGCTTCATTGACGGTTTCGATGGATGGGACGATGAAGAGTGGGAATTTGGCAATCAGCTGGATGGGGCAGTTGAAAGATGGGCTTCAGCAAATGAAGACATGCCATTTATAAACACCTCTGTTGAAGAGATGATTGATGAAATGGATGCGGATGAGTCTATAGAGGGTCAAAACAAACTTGCATTCCTCAAGAATCTTCAGCAATCTCTTTTTGATGCACAAGACCGAGCAAGAATGTCGGATGACGAAAGGTCAAGAGACAGGCTTGAAAGAAGCGTAAGAAGAAGCCAGCAGGATTTCGATGAGGGCGGAATACTTTCTTCTGGTCGTTCCGATAAAACTCCAGAATTGCGGTCATGGGAAAATCTTGACAATGACGAAAAGAAGGGCATCCTTCAAGCCACCTATGCGTGGAGGAATCGTGGCTGGGATAGCGACTGGAATACTGGAAAAGCAAAAAGAGACAGAAACAACCAATTAACACTCAATGATAACGACGAGTTTTTTAGCGACTTACTAGAGAAAAATCCTGAAATACACCCAGACTATGTTGACCCTGATACAGGCGTAACTCACAACGAAATAATTGATGTATACAACGATTATGGCAAGGAAGAAGTGGTTGACGCCATATATGGAGCGCCAACTTCTGACGACCTGGAAGATGTAAGACTTGGAACCGATTGGGGACTTGAACCAGTTGGACCGTATGGCTCAGAGCCAGACGTCGTGCCATCAGAGCAAGATGTTATCGACCAGTACTACGAAGACATGACTGGGAACATCTCGATTGACGACATAAAGAAATTCATTGCAGGAGAAAAAAATCAAGACACTGATGGTTCTCGTCTTTCTTCTGGCCGAAAAGAAATTCTTGACGAAGCAATGTCCAGAGATTCAAAGCCTGCGTTATTTGATGAATACGGCGGGGATATGGACGCTTCTTTCCCTACCGGTAGATGGGACGACAGTGGTCCGTATGCGGATGAGTTCGTAGTTGACCTTGACACTATTTCTTCAGCAAACGGAAGGGATTTTATTGGGAACACAGTCACCTTCAACGACGGGCGAAGGGGTGTAATCGTTAATGGTTCCGATTTCGAAATCGAACTAGTCGAGGGAGAATACAGCTCAAGAAGAGACACTCCACGGCCATACGCCGGCTCAATCGACATCGTGATTACGCATGACGAAAATGGTAAGCAGCTAGACACGCCAGAATACATCAACGACGGTTATGGGATAGATTTTGATACCGATAATGGAACTGGTTACTTAATTGCAGACGAAGACATCTGGAGCAAGCCTAACAACAAAGAAAATGAAGGATTTACTCTTATACAGATTGACGACAACAAGGTCGACGAAGATGTCGTTTATGATTTGGCCGATGAAAAGTTTAAAGCATTTCAGCCAATCCGAGATGCCGCCAGAGCAGAAAAAATCTTACGCAGCCTTGAACTTGGTCTTAGCGACAACTACAAGTCAAAACTACGCCGAGAACTAGGTCAAATCCGACAAAGACAATTCGCAGACAAAAATCGTCAGGGTCTCAGCTCCGGCAGACGTACTAGAACTGGGTTCGAGAGATACGAAGACCCAGAGCAAGCAGTGAGAAAAGACCAGCTTTGGGAATTGGGAGAGATTGGCCACACCGACATGGAAGCCGAGAGAATCCTTGACCACTGGATGGATACCGACGGCGAAACACGGGATGAATACATTAACGAGTATGGTGCCGGTGGAGAAAGATTTGTTCAAGACGTTGCGTACGCTGCGTCACAGCTGTATCAGGATTATCTAGAAACACAGTACGACAATCGTCAAGCAAGAAATCTGTCCTCTGGAAAGAGAAAGAACCAAGAGGAGCTGGGTGTCTCTGATAGGGAGATATTTGAGCGCCGCATGGGTGGAGAATCGCTCATGGACACTGCTTCGGCTCTTGGAATGACACGCGAAGATGTGCGACAGGCAGAAATGCGCCACATGGCTCGTGAACGTGGAACACTGCAACGACCAGACTTTGACGAGGTTGAGTCTTACCGCGAAGACCAGGCACGTATGGCAGCAGAGGAAGCATCAGAGCTTGCATTGAACGAGTCAATTTACGACCGTCGCATGGGCGGAGAATCACTCGACCAGACCGCCAAGGCTCTTGGCCTCAGCCGTGAAACTGTCAGAAGACGTGAACAAAAGCACATGAAACTTTTGCGTGATAGAGACAAGGAAGCAAAGTCCTGGGTTGAAAAACAACGCGGAGACACGCTTGGTTCGGGTAGCAAAAAGTACGCAAGTCCGCTTGAGGGCATGGAACCTGGACAGCGTTTGTCTTCAGGGAAGTTAGACGAGGTTTATAGAAGCGTTCAAGAACAGCTAATCGAGCAAATACAAAAAGCAGAGACAGAAGGTGGCAAGTGGGAGTTCCCTTGGCACAGAGATGCTTCTCTTCCACGTAATGCTATGAACAACAATCGCCCATACTCTGGAATCAACTCTTTGATGTTGATGTTCAAGAAGGACG